GGTTAGCCGAAGCGTGGGCCGCTGGGCACGAGGTAACGCTGACGCCGCCGAAGCCAGGCGTGGTGGCGTGGGCCGAGTCCAATCTGAAGCTCTCTGAGCGCATCACCAACAAGCCGGGGAGTTATCTGACCCAGCGCACTCCGTATGTGCGCGAAGTGTTGGAGTGCTTTGCGGACGAGCGGGTGCGTCGGCTTGCCTTGGTGTGGGGCGCGCAGACGAGCAAGACCACGGCCATCATCGTGGGCATGGCCTACAAGCTGGACGTAAATCCCGCCCCGTGTCTTTGGGTCATGCCTTCGACGCACTTGGCTCGGTCATTCTCCGAGACTCGATGGATGCCGCTCATAGATCAGAACCCGACTTTGGCGCGGCACAAGCAGGCCGACCCCGACAAGTATCGACTCTTAGAGCAACACTTTGACCGCATGAGCGTGTGGTTCACGGGCAGCAACAGCCCGGCCTCGCTTTCCTCGCGTTCGATTGCCGCGCTGTGCATGGACGAATTGGACAAATTTCCCGCGAAGGGCGGGAAGGAATCGGCGCCTTTGCAGTTGGCCGAGGCCCGTGTAGCGACTTACCCGCAGCACATCATCGTAACGACCTCGACCCCGACCTACGAAGACGGGGCTATCTGGACGGAATGGCTGAAGGGCGACCAACGTAAATACTTCGTGCCGTGTCTTGGCTGCGGCGAAGCGTGGTCTTTGGAGTGGGAGCACATCAAATGGGATGAGACGGCCAAGCAAGACGAAGGCTGGAACATGGAGCGGGTAGCCGCGACGGCGCGGTGTGTTTGTCCTGCCTGTGGTCACGCGCACGAAGAGGCCGACAAACAAGAGATGCTTGAGCGGGGCGAGTGGAGGCCCACGGATTTTGCCGCCGAGCCAGGGCGCCGAAGCTATCACTTGTCATCTCTTTACGCACCGTGGCGGAAGTGGGCGGATTTGGCCGTGAAGTTTTTGCAAGACCGAGAAGCGCCGGGCGGGTTGCAGGATTTCTACAACCGAGAACTGGCGATTCCGTGGAAGGTCGAAGGCTCACGCATCACGACCGCCATGATCCGCGAGCGCATCGACGCCTCGCCCAAGTATCTGCTGGGACAACCGCCGAGTGACGGGGTGCTGGCCCGGCTCATGGCTGTGGACGTGCAGCAAACCGAACTGTGGTGGCTGGTTCGCCAACTGCACGAGGACGGGAGTAGCTATCTCGTGCAATACGGGTCTGCCTTGGGATGGGGCGGGCTGTCAGAGAAATTCCGCGAGCTTGGTTGCCAGTGGGGGATTGTCGATGCCGGGTATGCGGCCAAGGCGACAAGCGGCGTTTACAACTTTGTTTTCGGCACGGCGGGCAAATTCTGCGCGGCCTTCGGGCGAACCAAAAAGCACAACTCGTCTTTGAAGCCTTGGGAAACAGGCGAGCTTCAGATCGACGGCACCCGCACCATCCGCCAAATGCGTTTCGATGCGTTGCTCTGGCAGGAGCGGCTTTACCACGATGTGCTACGGGATGGCCGCGTGCCGTGGTATTTGCCGCGAGATCTGGCCAAGGACTACGTTTCGCAGATGCAAAACGAGGCGCTGGTAGACGATAAGGACGAAAAGAAGTGGCAGAGATTCGGCCCCAACCACTTGGCCGACTGCGAGAAAATGGCGCTGGTCTACATGGATTGCTTCTTGTCGGCCTTCCGCGCACAGAACGCCACTCCTTGACACAAGCAACGAGGGCATGACCGATGCGTCGATGCTCGCCCGTGTCTTCACGGCGTCCGAACTTTCCCAACTCAAAGCAAGCTGCAAGGCGCAAATTCTGGCGGGCGGCGCCTCTCAAGCGTTTGTTTTGTCAAGCAGCGTGGGCGGTCGGTCGGTGACGCTTCAGAAGAGTTACGATGCATGGGAAATGCTCGGCCTCATCGAGACGGCCCTTGCCATCAATGCCGGCGACATCGGCAACGACCGCGCCACCCGCGCCCAATACGGAGTATATTAAAATGGCCAACCTCATCGACAAAATGGCCAAGGCGCTGGGCTTTTCCCGCATGGTCGAAGCCGCCAACTGGCGCCCGGAAGAACGCGCATGGGTGCAGTCGCAGGCGCAGGACAGCAAGGTGGACATCTCCAACGGCGACCGCGTGCGCCTGCTCGGCCTGTCGCGCAAACTTTTTTACAACAACGCGATCGTCAGAAGCGCCATCCGCGACAAAGCGACCTACTCGGTCGGCTCGGCCATCGCCCCGCAGGCCAACAGCGGCGACCCCGCATGGGATGACGCCGCCGAGGCGTGGTGGGATAACTGGAGCAAGTCGCCCGAAATCAGCGAGCGCCACGATATGCGCCGGCTGCAAATGCTCGTTTCCGAGGCCATCGACCGCGACGGCGAAATCTTTGCTATCCTGACCAACAAACGTGACGGCGCGCCCGCCGTCCAAGTGGTCGAGTCGCACCGCGTGGCCAACCCGCCCGACAAGGCCGACCAGATCATTGATGGCGTAAGTCTTGACCGTTTTGCCCGTCCGCTCGCTTATCATGTGGTCGAGGGCGACACCTTCAGCAATCGCACCAGCCGCAGCATCCAGGCGGATCTGATGCTCCACGTTTACGAGCCCGAACGCCCCGACCAGGTGCGCGGGTATCCTGCCGTGGCCGTGGCGCTGAACAACCTCCTCGACCGCGACGAACTCCTCCGCTTTGAGATGCAGGCCGCGAAGATCGGCAGCAGCATCGGCCTTGTCGTTCAGAACGCGCAGGGCGGGGTGGGCGCCGAGGGATTCTTTGGCGACTTGTCCAAGAGCACGGGCGAAAGCCTGACCCGCGAAACGGTTTTCGGCGGCGGCATGATCCCGCGATTGAAGGCGACCGAGCGCATCGAGTCGTTTATGATGAACCGCCCCAACGAAAAGTTGGACGCGCATCTGGAGCAATACATCCGCGCTGCCGCCCTCGGCCTCGGCCTGCCCTACGAATTTATTTGGGACACCTCCGCTGTCGGCGGCGTGGCCCAGCGTTTCATCATTCAAAAAGCCGCCCGCGCCTTTGCCGCTCGGCAAGACGTTCTTATCTCCTCCTTCCTTGGCAAGCTCTGGAACTACGCGATAGCCAACGCCATGCGCCGCCGCGAACTGCCGCAGAACGCGAACTGGCGCAGCGTTCACTGGCAGACCCCGCGCTCGATCACCGTGGACGTAGGCCGCGAAGCCGCCGCCCGCCGCGACGATGTGAAGGCCGGGCTCATGACCTTGGCTGATTTCTTTGGCGAGCAGGGGCTCGACTGGAAAACCGCCATGCAGGAAATCGCTGCCGAGCGTCAGTTCGCCGCCGAGCTCGGCGTGGTGGTCGGCGTCGAGCGCACCGAGGGGGCGACGGTCATCGACCCTGTGCCCACAGGGGACGGCGGTTCAACTCCGCCCGCCTCCACCCCGGAGCCGCAAGCCGCAGAGTTTTCGGAACGCGCCCGCAAAAAGAAGCGGATCTACAAGCGCAAGAAGTCCGAAACCAAGCCGGTTGCTTGACATGAGCGCCCGCCTATATGGCGGAACTCAAATTTGACGGCATCAGCGTGGCCACGGTTGGCCCCGCGCTCGGTCACGAAATGTTCGTGGACGATGTGACCCTGCTCCAAGCCGAACAGGCGGGGCAGGCTGGTAGCCCGGTCAAAGTGTTTGTCGATCACGACGAGTCCATCGACTCCCTCATCGGCCTGCTCAACAACTTCCGCATCGAGCAAGACCAACTGCGCGCCGATTTGGAACTGCTTTCGGCTCACCCGCAGGCTGAGTTTTACGCTGAGATCCTGAGTAAAGCGCCTGGCCGCGTCGGATTTTCGATGGCCTTCAGTGGCAAGCCCGAAGAAGTGGGCGACCGCCGTTTTGCCCGCGTCGAAAATCTGGTTTCCGTAGACCTTGTTAGCCGTCCCGCTGCGAACCGCGAAGGCGTCTTCCGCGCCGGCAGTGAGCCCGCCCAAGTTGACACCTCGGCGGAGGGCATGACCGAAAATTCCGCGTCTGACAAAGTTGAGTTTGATGCCAAGGCCGCCATTGAGGCGCTGACCGAGGTTGTTTCCAAACTTCAAGAATCCGTCGAGGCCATCGCCGCCGACAAATCCGAACCCGCCGAGGCTGAAGTTGTTGCCGAGGAAGTGAAGTCCGAAGAGGCCGCGCCCGCTCCCGAAGCCGCCGAACTCTCCGCCCTTTCCGCAAAAGTCGCCGAGCTTGAAATCGCTCTCGCCGCCAAAGGCAGCGAGGCCGTCGCCAGCAACGCCGCCGCCTCCGAAGACCCCGTTGAGCAGTTCAAAGCCGCCAGCGAGTCGAAGGACTGGAAGCGCGCCGCGCAAATCTTTTCCGCGAACAAGAGCGCCATCTATCGCGCTCGCAACGCCAAGACTTTCTAAGGGCCAACCCCCAAAGAAAAACCAACAACCAACAAACAAATAGTATATGGCTAACTCATTCGATTCAGCACTCGTCGTAGCGACGATCTCTGAACAAGTGCAGACGGTGCTCGCCAACAGGTTGGCCCCGCTTCGCATCTTCAGCACGGATTTCAGCAACGAAGTCCGCAAACCCAAGGAAACCATCCAGGTTCCTCTCGTCACGGCCACCAGCGCCACGACCACCAACCCGACCGATTTCACCCCGGCTTCCGACGTTACCGTTGGCAAGGCGACCGTGACGCTCGACCACTACAGCCAG